TAAGCGACCTAAAATATCTAGCTTCTTTGCGTTCGCCCAACTTATTCACAAACGTTGTGGATTACTGGAATTACACTCTCCAGGGTGCAGTGTACCAAGAAATAGTGTATCAGAACACTGGTAAGAGATTACCGTTCTACTTGGTAATAGCCACAAAAGAAAAGCCATGTCATGTGGCAGTCGTTAAACTAGACCAGTTTGACATGGATGAGCAGCTAGATATTGTGAAGGCAAACATCAGCAGATTTCAACAAATGAAACTAGGCTTGTTAGAGCCGGAACGTTGCGAAGAGTATTCCTGTGATTACTGTACTACAACCAAGATTCTAATAGAACCTATTCCAGTAGAGTACCTTGGTAAGTCTACAAGGGAAATCCAAGCCATGCGCGGAGAGTTGTAGTATGCGTGTACTAGAACTATTTTGTGGAACAAAGAGCATAAGCAATGCTTTCAAAGCAAAAGGTCACGAAGTTTTCACGGTGGATTGGAACAAAGATTTTCAACCAGATTTGGCGATAGATATTGAAAGTCTAACGACTGAACAGGTAATCAATCTGTGTGGTGGTGTTCCTGATGTAATCTGGGCTAGTCCAGATTGTGCGACATATTCAGTTGCCGCTATTAGTTACCACAGAAGAAAACAATCAAATGGAAGCCTAGAACCGATAACCGAATATGCTAAAAAATGCGACAGGGTAAATAAACATCTTATTGAACTTATTAACCAATTACAACCGAAATATTGGTTTATAGAAAACCCACGAGCTGGATTGCGGAAAATGGATTTCATGCAAGGATTATCACGATATACAGTCACATATTGTCAATATGGCGATAAGCGAATGAAACCAACAGATATTTGGACAAATCATCCCAATCCACGTTTTAGACCTGTGTGCAAGAATGGCGAAAAATGTCATGAATCAGCACCAAGAGGAAGTAAAACTGGTACACAAGGGCTAAAAGGTGCAAAAGACCGTGCAAGAATCCCCAAAGCATTATGTGAGCATATTGTTGATATATGCGAGGAGGATTAATAATGCAAGCGATAGAAAGGCATATAGCCGAAATGAAACGGCTTAAAACAGCATTTAATAAAACCAAAAGCATATACCTCAAAAACGATTATGCAAAAGCCATAAGGCACATGCAAGAGGAACTACGAGAGTACTGCGACCACAGAGGCTTGAGCTACAAGGAAGTTATAAATGACCTTTTCGGAGATAAGCTATGAAACACACCATAGGCGATTTGAGGCAATATCAATCGTTGCCGTTATCAGCAAAAATCATCATGACACAACGCAGAATAAGATCCTGGTATGACTACTGGGATGGGCAAGTTTACGTATCTTTTAGTGGTGGAAAGGACAGTACAGTTCTGTTGCATTTGGTCAGAGAACTGTATCCAGATGTAGAAGCAGTATTTGTCGACACAGGACTTGAATACCCAGAGATAAGACAGTTTGTCAAAACCTTTGATAACGTTACAATACTTCGACCAGAGATGTCCTTTGTGGAAGTGTTAAAGAAGTATGGATATCCCATGATAAGCAAAGAAGTGTCGGAGTGTGTTGCACAAGGTCGAAAGTGTTTAGCGACAAAAGGTAAAAAATATCATTACAGATTAGAAAAGCTAATGGGAACAGCAAAAGACAAAAACGGCAATCTCAGTATTTACAATAAGACAAAGTGGAAACCACTCTTATATACGGATTTTGTTAGTAGCAATTGGTGCTGTAATGTAATGAAAAAGAAACCAGTAAAACAGTTTGCAAAAACAACAGGCAAAAAACCGATGACCGCACAATTGGCAAGTGAAAGCAATTTGCGTGAGCAGCAATGGCTCAAAAACGGATGTAATGGCTTTGAGATGAAATCGCCAATAAGCAATCCAATGTCCTTTTGGACGGAACAAGATGTGCTGCAATACATCAAAGAAAACAACTTGCCGATAGCATCGGTATATGGAGATGTTGTCTACAAGGGTACGGATGGCAATCTATACGATAACATAATCGGTAACGGAAACCTTACAACAACAGGTTGTAGCCGAACAGGATGTATCTTTTGTGGCTTTGGGTGTCACTTGGAGAAATCGCCTACACGTTTTGAGAGATTACGAGAAACACATCCACGTCAATACGAATACTGTCTTGGTGGTGGCGAGTATGTTGATGGCATTTGGCAACCAAACAAGCGAGGATTAGGAATGCGCCATGTGTTTGATGAACTAAACCAAATCTATGGCGATGGATTTATTAAATATTAGGAGGTAGATATGTATAGCGCCAGACCTAAAATTGATACTTTTGAGGACAACATGCCAAATGTATTCATAGGAATACTAAAGAGAGCAGTAGCAGATTACAGACTAGCACTTAAAAAGAAAAAACAACGAGCTATAGATAAATTAGAAGATTTCTTTTACTCAGACTACTGCGAGCAAATCCTTGCTTGCATTGAGTTTAATAAAGATATCTTTTACGAAAAACTAGGCCGTATAGAAAAACAATATGCATAAAAGGAGCATCGTTTATGGCAACAGCAATTATTTTTGGACCTCCGGGTAGTGGGAAAACTGTCAATGCGACACTGGTCCCAGGTAAAACATTACTACTTTGTAGCGATAACTCATCAGTTGTTTTGAACCACTTTGAAAGACCTGATCTCACAATCAAGGAGATTGCTAGCTTCAAAGAGTACGTGACTGAATTTGAAAACGCAACAAAATCTAAACAGTACGATACGGTTATTACCGACTGTCTTACTGATTTAATCGATGGATATATTGTCGAGTGCCGAGAATCTGGCAAGTTCAACGATATACGACAAGCATACATGGCCGTATATACAAAAGTCAAGTTTCTTGTTCGAGCAGCAGCTCACTGTGGAACAGATTGTATCTTTACTTGCTGGGAAGATATTGAAACTCTTACCGATTCTGAAGGTAATATCATTAACAGACGGTCCCCTTTGCTACCAGCAAAAATAAAGCAACAGGTGTGTGGCTTGTGTAACATTCTTGCCGTTGTAAGCACTGGTAAGGATAAAGAAAACAACACTCGCTGGTTCTATATCTTGGAAGGCAACGAAACACGTATGTGTAAGGACCAGTTGCACAATAGAAAATCTTGTCTTCCACAACATCTTTTCACAAACAATAAATAAAAGGAGATATAAATTATGGCTATTAATTTTACATATGATGCATCACAATACGAGGCAAAAGACTTCAGTGTTCTACCAGAAGGAGATTACAGAGTTAGAATCTCTAATGTACAAGAAAAGACCTTTAAGTCTGGTAATGAGGGGTTTGAAGTAACGTTAGATGTAAATGGCTCAAACAGTCATTTGTGGTTCTATCTTGTTATTGATGCATCTAATCCTAAACAAACTAACCAAAGACTTGGTACATTCTTTGATTCGTTCGGTATTACTAATCACAACCTTGCTGCTTACAGCACTTGGGTAAACAAGGTTGGCGCAGTACGTGTTAAACACGAAACATGGAACGATACTGTATCAGCAAAAGTAGCTTATTGTATTGCGAAAAACAAGCAAGACAAACTGCCACCTTGGGTAGATAACAGTATGCAAGATATACCACCATATCTGAAACCAATCACGGTTGCAGAGGATGATATGCCCTTTTAAGTGAGGTGAATATGAAAAGTATTAAAGCCGAGTTATCCGACAAATTAAGATGCATAGAATTGCATACCTTTAGTGACTGGCATATCGGAGATGAGCACTGCGATATGCAGTCAATTAAAGCAGAAGTGGAAAAAGTCAAGGTAACTCCAAACGCTTATTGTATATTGAATGGCGATTTGTGTAACACAGCAACCAAAACATCTGTATCGGATATCTATTCCGAAAAGATGTCAATTATGAAACAGATCCAAACCTGTATCGAACTATTAGAGCCTATCAAAGACAAGATACTTTTTATATCTAATGGCAACCATGAAAATCGCACATACAAGAACGATGGTGTTGAAATAATGAGACTAATCGCAAAGCAACTAGGTTTGGAAGATAAATACTGTGGTGAAGGTGGTGTGCTGTTTGTAAGGTTTGGCGATGGTGGATTTCATCGAAGAAAACAAGCTTACTCCATCTATATCACTCACGGTACTGGTGGTGGCAAAAAAGTAGGTGGCAAGGTAAACCGCTTGGAAGATCTAGCAGGAATTGCTGATTGCGATATCTATATCCACAGTCACACTCACTTGCCTCTCATATTCAAGCAAGGATTTTATCGTTTGAGCTGGCAGAACAGCAGTGTATCTTTGGTGGAAAAACTGTTTGTCAATAGTTCTGCACAACTCAACTACGGTGGCTATGGACAAACGCAAGGGTTTAAGCCAGCTAGCAAATCTACACCAGTAATCTATCTAAATGGATGCAGAAGGGAGATGGTAGCGAAACTATGATTACGCTTCGTGACTACCAAGAAGCACTGTATCAAAAAACACGAAACGCATTCAAAAAAGGAGCACGCAGGGTGTTAGTAGTAGCACCCTGTGGTGCTGGCAAAACATTCTTGTTTGCAAAGATGGCTGAAAATGCACATGGCGAAGTACTAGTATTAACGCATCGCCAGGAGTTACTACGACAAACACAAAAACTGTTCCGGGAACACGGTATAAATGCAAGGTTTTCCATGATATTAACAGAAGCACACAGGCTAGGACAATATCCAACTCCGAAACTAATAATCACGGATGAAGCACATTTATCCCGAAGCAACTCTTGGACAAAAGTGTTGGATTATTACGACACATTTGTATGTGGTTTTACAGCCACGCCTGTTCGACTAGATGGCAAGCCACTAGGCGACATTTACGATGAATTAGTGCAAGAGGTTTCTGTCAAGTACCTAATAGAAAACCACAGGTTGGCACCGTATGAATATTACGCGCCGACCGTTGTAGAAACGGATGGACTACGTAAGCAAGCTGGGGATTTCATTATCTCAGATATGGAACAACTTATGAGTGATAGAGCCATCTATTCAGATGTCTTCAAATCGTGGACAACTCTAGCAAAAGGTCAAAAAACCATTGCGTATTGCGTATCTGTTAAGCATGCAAAAGAAACTGCAGAGATGTTTAATAATAACGGATACAGTGCAGTTGAGATAGATGGAAATACACCAGACAAACAACGTGCAGAGATTATGGAAAGATTTCGTAATGGCAAAATTACTGTACTATGCAATGTCGGTATCATATCCGAAGGGATCTCAATTGATGATGTTTCTTGTTGTTTGTTGTTGAGACCTACTGAAAGCCATGCCTTGTATTGGCAACAAGCAATGCGCAGTATGAGGTATCAACAAAACAAAGTTGCAGTCATAATTGATTGTGTTGGCAACTACCTACGTAACCCATTGCCGGATGCCAAAGTTGAGTGGTCATTAACACAATCGGTAAGAAAACGCAAGCAATTTGATAGTGAAGGTAACTTTACAATTAGAACATGTGCAAAGTGCTTTAAGGTGTTTAGTACAGCAGTTAAATGCCCTTACTGTGGCTATGAGTACAAACCGCATCCAAGAGAAATAAAGAGAAAAGAAGAAATAGAACTGCAACGAATTACCGCAGAACAAGCGGAACAAGCAGAGCTAGAACGTAGGCGATTGCGCCAAGAACAAGGTCGAGCAAGAACCTTTTCAGAGCTAGTTGCCCTAGGACAAAAGCGTGGAGTGAAGAACCCTGCATTTTGGGCGCAGTGTATATTAAGAAGTAGAAACAGGGGGTGACTCCTATTAACAAGGAAACAATTTTACAAAATCAAATCATTTGTGTTTTATGTGAGCGAGGGCATTATGCTGCAAATCATACTGTCGGCGAGTTCTATACCAAATATGGTAGTAGAGTAAAGATTGGTACACCTGGCGAAGCAGATATCTATGGACACCGTAAAGATGGTAAAGCGTTTTATCTTGAGGTAAAATTACCTGGAGAGAAACCTCGCAAAAACCAATTAGATTTTATTGAAGCCATGTACAGAACTGGTGCTATTGCTGGTTGGTGTACATCGGTGGAAGATGCAATTAAAATTGTGGAGGGAACAACATGACAACCTTTGGTTCAAGACTAAGTGCAATGTTAGATAAACGAGATATGACCTATGAAGACTTGGCTGAAAAAACATACATGTCCA